TCAGATGGAAGCCTCGGAAACGGGGCTTCTGTCTTTTCTAAGTGTACGGTTAACAATAGGCACCCATTCAGGCATTTCCATTTCCCGGAAGCAGATATGCAGACCTATTGCACGTGTCATAAGCAAGTCGTCATGCTTGCCAGTAATAGCACCATACGCACCGTTCTGTTTTCGCTCATAGGTGTTGTATTCATCCAGACAGCGTTTGTCTCGCTCGATATATAGTCGATCGCGTACCACCTTGATGAGGGTAGAGATAATCATCGGCTTTGTTGACACATTGGTATGGAAGCCATATTTACGCGGTGCGCCCTCCCTTATTTCATCCTCCGACTGCTTGCGTGCATACAAGTTCGGGTAGATGTCTGAAATCTGATTGAGTATATATTGCGACTGGTCGCCACCTTCCACCTGCCGCTCCTTGTCGTGAGTCTCCAACGTGTTAGACTCAATGACCAGAAGAGAATTGTCGTAGAACGCCGCTATCTGTGCTGCACGCCAAGCGAGTTGGTCAATGTCGCAATGTCCGTACCACTGAGCCACCACAGACGGCGGCTCGCTACCATCAATCATACTAAGCCTGTCGAATACCACGATAACAGACCAGTCAGCTTTATTGGAACGTCCACCCACATCGACAACGGTAAGATAACGGTTGACAACTTCGTAGCCTTCGAATGTTTCCGGCATTGCCCATATAGAAAGTAATCCTTGCCTGTCTGCACGGAAACGGAGATTGGAAAGTGCATCCTCTCCTTCGTCTCCATCAGCATACACCTCACCGATGTACTGAGGCTGCTTGCAGAATCGCTCGAACTTCTTGACACGGTATTTGTCGAACACCATAGAACCAGAATGAACGAAAGCCTCCACATCATCAGAAGGAAACTCGGAAGCCATTACAGCAAAGTCGTCCTTACCTGCACGCTCTTCTATATACCAGTTGATAGCCTCCAGCGTAGCCCCTTTCTCCCATAACGACCAAAGGTAACGTCCGGACTCCTCACGATTGGACGGCACATAGGCATTCTCTCTATTCTCGTACAGCCATTGTGCAAATTCACGCATTTCGTCAGCCGAAGCAAACTGCTTGGAATACTGCTCAATCTGAAACCACGATATAAAAAGAGCTTCATATTGTGATTTTATTGTAGGATCAGCAGCTGCCGTATATTCTGTGTGGAAGAAGTTTCCTGTTCCATTCGGTGTACTCTCCATTACGATCATCGTGAATGGTTCCAAAAGAATACCGGAACATGCCGAACGCACGATGTCCTGCGGTGACTTACCTTCTGTCTTTTGCCACAAGCCGACCTCTGACAAATGCACAAGAGAATAGGCACCGCCACGGCATCCATTAGGACGCTCAGCAGTGCCAACCTTAATCTTGCAATTGCGTTGTGGTACGCGATGTGTGGAGCCAGACTTACCTACACCAACCAACTTCGGCTCGTTCTCGGAATATGCCTCACCCAGTTTGTGCAGGAACTCTACCGGGTATCTGTCAATCATGAGGTCGAACATATCCTTGATTTCGTCAGAAGCCGCCCCTTGATGTGCAATGATAAGTGAATTTAGTCCCTTTCGATGGTTGAACTGAAGCCATGCCATGTAGAGCTGTGTTGTAGTAGAACCACCCCACTGTCGAGCCTTCAACAATATTAGTCGTATAGGGAGACGAGCTTTTCTCTTCGCCTCAAAACGAGACACCAAAATACGCTGCGGATAGTAAAGCCGGAACAACACGTCCTTACCAGCCTTCTTGTTGTGGATATAGACGAGCGTAGCCGCCCAGAAAGGGAAGTCGTGTTTGAAGCGTAGTCGTATGAACTTACGCGAGACCTTGATGTAATCATCATCGTTTGGCTCAACATGGAGAACAGACGAAAGAAACTTGTCGATAGACCCAGCCTTGACAAGTTTCTTCACCATTTGTATTTTCATCATCTCTACAGGGAGCCATTGGACGGGTATGGCAAAGTCAGAGATACACACTCGCACACGTTCCCCTATGGACCCTTCACCCGTGACCGGGTCGAAGTGAGCGAACATCAACTCATTTCGCCGGTCGTTTTCAGCGAGTAAGCGTGCAATCTCTGTATCTATCATATTGGTTGTCATACCATCCATTCTTTATTCGGTAAATAAATTCGCCCACTGTACGAGGCGTGAGATAGAATTTCGGTGCAGGTTGATTTACTATTTTCGTCACAAGTTCGTACACCGATTTGTCGGGCTGTTTCTCACGTAGTATAACGAACCTTCGGTAAATCTCCTCAAACATTTCACGCTTGTTGCTCCTCATCCTTGGCATCGGTTTTCCAGCTGCCATTGCTGAAATGACAATAGCAGCCCTCTCCTCGCTCACCCAAAAGCGAGAAGCCGGAGACTGAGCGACAAGTTCGAAGATGACCGGCATCACGATGATGGATGCCTCTGCGAGTTTCTCCCGATATGCCCTCATGAGGTCGTTATTACGTTCGCGTGTAAATTCAAGAATGCTGCCAAAGTATTTCATAAAAGTGCCCGATTGTTTCCTCAAAGTTACAGAAACGAGGTCACAAAAGTTAAAAGTCAGTCCACATCTTATATAGGTATTTTTGCAAATGAATATGACACATTCTAAAGATTTTGAAGATAATGGCTGATAACAACGGAGTTAAGAGCAGACGCGACCAACAGTTGGAACGGCTGCGAAAGAAATATCCCGACAAGAAGTTCGAGGATGATGAGGAGATTTACGGTCAGATTTACGACGATTACGACCAATACGAGCAGGACCTTAGCGGCTACAAGGACAGGGAAAAGGCCATGTCCGACATGTTTGCCGCTGACCCGAGGAGTGCACAGTTCCTTGCTGATATGCACAATGGTAACGACCCCTACGTCGGGCTTGTAAAAAACTTCGGCATAGAAATACAGGACGTACTTGACGATCCTGAAATGCAGGAGAAGATAGCCGAGGCCAACAAGGACTATGTGGAGCGTGTAGCCAAGTCAAGACAGCTTGACGAGGAATATGAGAAGAACATGGACGCAAGTCTTGAAACCCTTCGTCAGTTCCAAGAAGAGCGTGGCATGAGCGACGAACAGATTGACGCTGTAGTTGATGCCGTTTTGACCGTGGTTCGTGACGGTGTAATGGGCAAGTTCTCGAAAGAGACTCTTGCAATGTTCGTGAATGCCATCAACCATGACAGTGATGTAGCCTCAGCAAGTGAAGAGGGACGTGTTGCCGGACGCAATGACAAGATTGTGGAAGGCTTGCGCAAGCGAGACAAAGGCGACGGCACTGCGCCACTGAACGGCAAGAATGGCGGTGCGCCCAAGAACAAGAGAAACATGGACATCTTTGACTTTGCAAATGCTGCAAAATAATACGTCATGAGCATTAGTGTAGAATTTCCAAATACAAAGCCACGTGAACCCTCACAAGGAAGTGCAGGATTGCGAACACATATCGGTGGTGCCTGTACCACTGTAAGTGCGTTAATGGAAGCAAGCAAAGCTATACATAACGAAGGCTTTGTGAAGAAAAGCATTGTCAAGGTACCGGCAAAAACGAAACATAACAATAACAAATAAAAACAAATTAAAATGAGCGTAGAAGTAACAACAACCCAGCAACAGAACTCTGGCAGTGCAAACACGCCAGATAGTCCTGAACTTACTCCAAGTGCTGGTTCCGCTGGTCTTCAGACACAGTTAGGTGGTGCGCCTACTACCGTCAGTGGAGTAGAGAACGCATCAGGAGGTATGGGCGAACTTGTAATGCCCGAAGTTGACAAACGAATTTTCATGTTTGAACGTGATCAGAACTCTTTGATGCAGCTTATGCTGATGGCAAAGTCCGTGAACGTTCATAGCATGGAAGTGAAACACTATGCAATTGACCAAGGCACACCAATCGTTACGGTTGCATCTGTTAATGGCAATACTATCACGTTGGTAAATGCCGACCAGAAGAAAGTTCGAGCATACGACACTCTTATGGTCAAGGGAGTCAAAGGCTACGACTTTATCGGTGGTACCAATGTCAAGAGCCGTCGTCCCCTCCAGCTCTTTGTAAAGAGCGTGAACAACGACGACACAATCACCTGTATAGCAACCAACGGTGTTAAGCAGGCTGCGACAGACCAGTATGGCAGTCTTCCAACAGCAACCTCTCCAACAGCAAGCAATACCAATATCATAACAGCAGGTACGAAGTTAGTACGTATGGCTAATGCCATGTATGAGACTCAGAAGTGGGTTGACCCCAATACTGTCATTCCTTCTCCAGACGACTTGTACTTGCAGAAGCGAGGTATGACAAGCATCGTATCAAAGTATCTTGCCGACCAGAACATGGAGATACCTTACGATGAGGCTGTCAAGGCAGAGGCTCAGTTGCGTGAGTTCAAGGCTGCCGGCAACCGTACGCTTCTCATTTCTCAGCAGAACAAGATGCTTGTACGTTCAAGCATGGGTGATGACCAGTGGGACTATACAACCAATGGTGTTCGTTGGCAGGTGAAGCGTGAGGTGAAGCATCGTGGCAAGTGGACATTTGAGGATGTAATGTCTCTCATCAAGCTATACTACGGTGGTGCAGACAAGCCTAAGTCCGGTCTCTTCCTTGTTGGTAACAATCTTGGTCAGAGCTTGCAGCTCATTGACTGGAGCAAGCATACAGAGGTCAAGATGGAGCCTTACACAAATGAGAGACTTGGCTGGAAGGTGACACGCCTTTCCTGCATCTTCGGTGAGCTTCAGATTAAGATTGAGCCGACGTTCAATGATTGCGGCTACGAGAACAGCGGTCTAATTGTTGGTGAAGACCGTTTGGTTCACTATGTACGTCGTGGTGAGAGCAGCTACACTGAGGACGTTGAAGGTGAAGAGGCTACACGCAATGGTGTTCTCGTCAGTGACGCTCTTGGTTTGAAGGGCAACTGTCACATCTGGGTTGATGGTGACGATGATGATGACGACACCGCTCCTGCAGCAGACGAGTTCCGCTTGTGGAGTAGTGACACAGCTCCAACCGAAGCTGATCTCGAAGATGGCGTAATTTACGTGTTCGCTTATGGCATGAACATCAAGTCAGGCACAGCAACTATTACTGTGAGTGCAGGAGACGCATTCAAGTACAATGCGACAGGCGAGAACGAGAAGAAGTGGGTTCGTTTCTACGGCCCTATTTCAGCTGAGTAACTTTTTAGTCAACGCTAATTATGGGGGTGGATGCGCTTTAAGTCAATCCGTCCCCATTTTTAATAAAAAAATATAACATGGAAATTAAAACATACGGAGTATATGGTCTCACGGAATGGCACGGTAAAGTTAAGGCCGGCACCATTGAGGCGAACTTATCGTTCGTTGGTGGCACGTCTTCTCCAACTGGTTCGCAACCTGCATACATGGTGACCAAAGACCCAATTACACAGTTTGTAATTGAGAACTCAAAGGAATACAAGAGTGGTTTTATCCGTCTCGTAATGCGTCAAGTACTGCCCGGTACTCACATGCGAATTGCTACCCACAAGTCTATTCCTGACAGTGACGAACAGGTGAATGAGCATTTGTCTGAAGAAATAAAGACAGAAACAGTGAAGCCGACTGTGGAAGTAGAAACGCCTACACCAGAGACAGGCATCGAGCCTATAGAGGACGAACGTGGTCTTACTGAAGTTGAGTTCAGTACCAACCAAGAAGCCAAGGACTATCTTACAAAGACGTTTGGTGTGAAGAGTGGTACGATGAGAACTCGTGCAGAAATTATAGCTGTAGGTGAAACCCATGGCGTTAAAATCACTTTTGTAACCGAGTAATCACAGCAATGGTATGGTGTACAAAATCGAAGTCGTGGAGCGTGACGTGCGCATTGCTATTGACGAGAACAAGACAAGCGAGCAGCTCATCAGCGATGAGGACATTGACACCTTATCGTTGAATGACATCATCCGCTCAAAGATAGTGGAAGCCGTTCGGCGTGTAGAGTCGTCCGCTCCCGTTCACTACTTGGAAGAAGGTCACGTATTTGGTGATGCCATCTACTGGGAGGAGAACGGAAGCGGTTGGACTCTGCTGCCCGATGATTTCATGCGTCTTGTTGCCTTTCGCATGAGCGACTGGGAACGCACCTGCTATATGGCCATATCAGCAGACGACCCATTGTATGACCTGCAATCGTCAAGATACAAGGGTATTCGTGGCAATGTCCAGAAGCCGGTGTGTGCCGTAGTGAACCGTGCCGAGGGCAAGGTGTTGGAGTTCTACAGTTGCAACAGTGAAGAAGCCTACGTGAAACGTGCCTCATACATTCCTTATCCGAGCATAGACGAGGAGGACGGCATAGACATCAGCGAGCGTTGTTACACAGCCGTGGTCTATACTACGGCTGCATTAGTATTAACCGCCTATGGTGCGAGCGAGCAAGCTGCCGCAATGAACACCTTGGCAAAAAGCATTTTTGAATAATGAGTTCAATACCAACAAAACAGATAGATGGTGACGTTGCGGTTAGTCGTGACGTTAACATCGGCGGCAAGACCACCATACGCGGTTCGGCAAAGGTCGGCCACAATCTGACCGTTGACGGCTGGCTTGAAGCCAAGAACATAAAAGGCCCGAACAAAGGCCTGTTCAAAACGGCGGCACAGCTACGCGAGGCTTACCCTAATCCTCATGAAGGATGGTGGGCGTTGGTGACCGTAGAAGGCAGTGCAGCGTCAGATCATCTTGGCCAGCTCTATGTAGCTGACGGTGGTACATGGGTAGCGCAAGTTGACAGCAACGGTAATCCGCTGCTGAAGGGTAATCCTACGGTTGATAGCACCGAGTACATGGAAGCCGTGGAGGGAATGACAGCCGACCTCGAAGCCGTGAAGGTGGACGTTAACCAGAACAAGGAAGACGTGCGCAGCCTACGTTCTACACAGACCACGCAAGGCGAGAGCATCAACACCCTCAATACAAAGATGGGCACAGCTCAGAGCGACATCAACACACTGAAGAAGACTGTAAGCGACAACAAGACTGAACTTGCGAGCAGCATCAGCGGTGTACAGAAAGACCTAACATCATTCAAGAACACCAAAGGACAGCCCAACGGACTTGCGCCGTTGGACGAACAGAACCAGATACCTTCGCAGTATCTTCCCGACTATGTGGACGATGTGCTTGAGTTCAACGGCAGCTTCAATGACATTACTTCGCAGATGATGTCGTTAAACAAGTACTCAACGGACGAGAACTGTAGCGTTGTTTTCAGCAGAGACGCTGGTGCTTTTGTGCTGAAATACACGCAGCCATCGAAAACGGAAGGTGACTTGCGCCCGACCATCACTTACTACAACAACTGGATAGACGGTGACCTTTACGGTGAGGGCACTATGAAAGGCCGTGTGCCACACAGCGGCAAGATTTACATAGACGTTACAGCCAACAAGACTTATCGTTGGGGAGGCAGCACGCTTGTTGCAATAGGTTCGGACTTGGCATTGGGCCATACCAGTGGTACTGCATATCCCGGTGACGAGGGAGCCGAGCTAAATAGCACACTCCAGACAGCGAACATACGCATTGAGGGTATAAACATTCTTCGCTTTGATGGAGTGTGGGACGGTACCGGCAAGGCACCGAGTCGTGGTTTGTGGTATGCTCCAAGTTTGGACTACGAAGGAGAGTGGTGCTTCCGTAAGTTCGGAGGTGTTAGTACAGAGACATACGGTTATCCGGAAGAAATGTATAACACCGACAGCGTAGGACGTGCGGACCATATCTATTGTTGTGCAGACGAGTTGTTCCGTATCGTTGACAAGAAGATGCAGAGGATTGGCGGCAGCGGCAGCTCTGCCAGCATTTACAACCCGACGGTGGAGCAGGGAGGACACTACTATGTGTTGTGTGATACCGACGATACGGCCAATTCAGCTGTTCACGCAGCGAAGGAAAATGGCAAGGCTGCAGTAGGCCTGATGATAACCTTCGCATTGAAGAAAGGCACTTGGAAGACTTACCAGTATATCGGAGCCAATACGGATGATAATAACTGGTACGACACAGAGAACTGGAAAGACTTCGGTTCGATGGTGCAGGGTTCAGAGTCGATGATAGACATTGACATCATAGCCCCTCTACCTACAGGCTTCTACACCCTTGGCACCGCACTTGCAGCTCTGAAAACCTATCAAGAGACAACAAGTGTGAACTATCAGAAGCGCGGTTTGGTGATAAGCTACACGACGGAAGCCAATAAGGTAGAGACCAAACAGTATCAGGGCGACTCCATTGCGGACTTCTACGAGGCCGGGCTTTGGCAGGACTTCGGCGGCGGCAGCAAACTTGTGGCGAACGACACGATGGAAGACAATGGCAAAGACGCTTTCTCTACAGGAGGAGCGTATAAGGTCGTACCTACGGAGATAGAGGCTACAGAGGAAGAAGGCAGCGTATCACTGAAGCTAAAAAACAAGGCTGGCGACACCCTGTCTGAAGCCCAGTTCAGTGTGGGCACCGGTACTGGAGGTGGCGGTGGAACTACACTTGCCATCAACTTTGAAAACGACCCCTTCTATGTCCGTGCAGGAGGCACAGCCATACTGAAAGCCGCCATCCGCAGTGTGACCCAGCTATCCGATGGATCATCGCAGGACAACAAGATACAGAGCGTGGTGTTTATCAATCGCACGACCAAGACCACTGTAGCCTCATTCAAGCCCAATCAAGCAAGCAGTTCGTCGTTAAAGTCGTACACCTTCGAGTTGGACCTAAGCACCATTGCGGCCAGTGCTGGCAGCGTAGAGCTGCAAGCCGTAGCCACCGATGCCACCGGCAAGACAGCCACGAGAAACGTGGAAATGATAGCCGTTGATGTGACCGTAGAGAGCAGCCAGACACTGAGCTATACGAAGAGCACCACATTGCAGGTTGGCGGTCAGAAGGTAAGCATCCCCATGTATCGTTTCCCAAACAATGCCTCAGACAAGGGTATCCAGACGAAGATAGAAATATACCGCAACGGTGTTTGGGAGACGCTGGAGAGTGTATTGGTTAAGGACACCTATACCCATAATGTGACCATCGACCCACAAGGCATGGGACACGGCGCATATCCTCTTCGCATACAAGGACAAGACGTAGCATCAGGACTGCAAGGTAACACGCTGCATACCGCAGTCATGGTGATAGAGCAGCGTGAGAGCGTGAGCGACTACACGAAGCCCATCATTGTGGCACGATGGTATGATGACAGCGACGGCAAGACAAAACTCTTCAAGACCGTCAGCTTTGACATAGCCTGTTATCAGCGAGACAACGCCAACCCGAATGTAGAGGTGAAGGTGAAGAACGAGACCACTGACGAGACAGAAACGATTGCCAACAAGGTTATGAACCGCAGCAGTTACTACACGATAGAGAAACGCATTGTGGGTTATAACGACGGCGACACATTGATCTTCGATGCAACATGTGGCGAGGTACGTCTGGCGGAGCAACTAAAAGTTGTCATTGACGGCAGCATGCTTGCCATCAGCGAGACCGAGGGCGCATACTACAAATTGAGCTTTGCCGGCAGAAGTAACGACGACATCGACAAGAGCATCAAGGCCACCTGTGCTGACGGCAGCATTGTGGAAGTGAAGGTAAACGGCAGTAACTGGTCGAGCAACGGTTTTGTTGCCGACAACTTCGGTACGGAGAAAGCAGACGGCAGAATGGCACTACGTGTGGCTGAGAATGTGACGGCAGCATGTAGCGACACACCATTGGCAAGCAAGGACATACCCACCAACGGTATGGCACTAAGCTTTACATTCAAGGTTAAGAACATTGCCAAACGTAATGCAAAGATTATGTGGTGTATGGGCGAGCGATTGGGTTTTGTGCTTACTGGAGAGAAATTCATTGTGACCACCGCAGGTGATAGCGATGAGGCTTTGAAAGACGTTCAGACAACCGCCGCCACCTCCTACCTTGACGACACCGTATATCGCATAGACATTGTGATAGAGCCACAAGCCAGAGCACCCTATAGCGGTGTGATGCTGTGCAAGGTGTTCCAGAACGGCGATGCAGCAGCTTGTGTTCCCATCAGCACAGTCAGCGGCTTCCCCAACATTGCGGACATGATACACTTCGACGGTACAGATGCTGACCTTTACCTGTATGAGGTAGTGCGATGGAATACTTACTATGACTTTATTCAAGCATTCAACAACTACATCGTGAACCTCACAGACACGACTGCCATGCTGACCGAGTATGAGCAGAACCAAGTTATGAGCGATGTTACAGCTGAGGGCACGACGAAACCACGCCCCGATATGCAAAAGTTGTTAGACCGCGGTATCATGGTTGTGGCAATGACGCGCACTTCGGACAAGAACCTTAGCAAAGACGGTGGCGCGGTAACGGACAGCGAGATATATTATCCTGACTACATCGAAGGTTTGAGGGACAAAAAAACGTCCGTTTTGATGGACTGGTATATTTATTTCCCCGACCGTCCGTGGGCAAACTGCGTTATTGAAGCCATCCCGACGACAAACCAAGGAACTTCGACACTTGCCTACGGTGTCAAGAATAAGAAGGGCAAGGGTAAGAAGGCGAAGAGGATTAGAATGCTCTACACAAGAGAGCAGATTAGTGAGATGTACAATGGTGATGAGACTATTCTTGCCAAGTATGACGACGCAGCAGCTCTTGCGAAGAAAAAGAAGATCCGCGTGAAGGAAGGCAGTACGCCTATACAGAACATTACCATCAAGGTTGACTACTCGGACTCTGCCGGTGCCAACAACTGTGCCATGATGGAGCTTATGAACGACACGCAGATAGCCCTTGGCAGTGACTATATGACCCCTGCACAGCGACACAACACCGACAAGAGCGAAGAACTGCATACGAGCATTGACGGTGTGACGTGTGCCCTCTTCCGTACCGACTACCGCATAGGTCAAGACAAGGGGACACAGGCCGCTACACTTCCTGAGAACGCCTACTTTCACTCGAAGGCAAACTTCAATGCCGACAAGGGTAATCCCCACTTCTTCGGTTTTGAGGACGTTAAGGGATATAATTACGGTTGCGTGAACTATGGCGACTTCAAGGAAATGGTAGCTCCGAGAGATACGCCCATTGACACCTACAAGGCCAGTGTGCTTGCGGACACAAGCTCATTGATACCGGGCACGCTGTATATGCTGAGTGAGTTCTGTGGTCCGGAAACACGCTTCATTGAGAACGATGGTACCGGAACCATGACAGAGATAGGTGAGGTGGCCGTGGAAGACAGTCATGTGCTTGACAAGACCCTCTCCGAGGTACAGGCAGACAACGTCAAGAACTACGACTGGGGAACAGCCTACAAGACATCTGACGGAAAGTATGTGCAGTATAAAGGAGGAGCATGGAAGGACACCACAGGCATCATGACTTATGACAATGCCACTAATAAATGGAGCGTGCAAGGCCGCGTGCTGAACCCTGTGGAGTGCTACGAATACAGACAGTATCAAGAGTTCTGTTGGCAGCAGGGCGTGAACAGTGTGGACGATATGCTAAAGACGCTGCACACCGACGATGGCGATGTTCCAGTGTGGAGCACATATTACGAAATGCGCTACCCTGACGACGACGACTTGAACGCCCTGTATGCGTCGGGCAAGAAAGTTCCGTACCAGCTGTATAGAGAGTTGGCCTTCTGTCAGCAGTGTAACCAGAACTTGACCGACAATGCCGAGGAGAACGCCGCCAAGAACCCCGATGGCAGCGAGAAGGTGTTCAACGGTGCCGGTGCAAGCACAACCATTACCCTTGGCGGTAAGACCGTTGCCGGCACCAAGGAGAACCGCAGGAAGAAATGGCAGCAGGAAATGCACAAGTATTTCTCGCCATATTCAACTCACTGCTATGTTGTGGCGAGCGATTATAAAGCCACCGTGGACCAGCGAGCCAAGAACATGATGATTGCTGTTTACTTGGAGACAGACGGCAGCATGCGTTGTTACTTCAATCATTGGTACGACGGAGACTCATGTGACGAGGCGGACAACGACTGCTACCTAACCATCCCTTGGGATATGGACGGAGCAGCAAGCCATCTATATCAAGGATGGGACGGCGTAATGTTCCAACAGAGCTATGCCTTGTTTGATAGAGGCGAAGGCGTATGGCTTAATGATGCAGGTACGGAGACGCTGACTCTTCATGACACGGCGGCAAAGATGCGTACTACAAAGACCAAGGCCGGCCTTGAAATCTTCTCTACCGATGGCTGCTACCGCTATTGGATGATAGACCGCATCTTGAAATGGCCAAAGGTGGTAAGTTCGTTTGACGGAGAGCGCAAGTATATAGAAACAGCTACCGCTGCCGACAACCACTATCCTGCCTTGCACGGTCTGCGACTGGAGAGTCTGCCAGCCTTCCAACGCAAGCGTTTCGCATACAGAGACGGCTACTTCCAGACTGGTGATTTGTTCCGCCATTTCTTCCAAGACCGTGTTATGGGACCCATCACGGTGAAGATAACGGCAGCACAGGACGGTTACTTCGCCATGGGCGTGGACTCCACCTCGTCAGCCAAGTATAGTTGCTATCTGAAGGAAGGCGAAAGCCATACCTTTGTTGAGGCGGCAGCAGGTGAAGGTGGCAAGCTGATCTACATCTTCGGTGCAGACAAGATAAGCGAGCTTGACATCAGCGGTTGTTCTCCTAAGAATTCAAACTGGATGCTGAGCGAGTGCACCTTGCTGCGCAAGCTCGTCATTGGCGGTGAAGGATATACTCCAGCCTATACCACCGACATACTGAGCACGCTGAACTTAGGACAGATGCCTTTCTTGGAAGAGATAGACATCAGGAACACGATGATCACCGACGTGAACGCCTCGCTGTGTCCTCGTCTAAAAAAGGTGTTGGCAGAAGGCAGTCTGTTGAAGTCAATCACACTTGCAGAGAGTTCGCCTATTGATACGCTGCACCTTCCCGGTACTATGACAACTCTGTACTTCAAGAACCTTCCTAATCTGACCTACCCCGGTGGTTTGACCATTGACGGAATGGCTAAGGTGACGAAGCTGTTTTTGGACGGAAGCCCGAAGATAGATGCCATGACGCTGCTGCGAGAGGTAACCACGGCTAGTGCGCTGAAGAGTGTACGCATAGCCGGCCTTGCTGCTACGGAAAGCGTTGAGCTGCTGCGAGCCATCAAGAACAATGGAGCCGTAGGCATAGACGCAAACGGAGCAGACTATGACGAGAGCGGCCAGTGTAGCGGACTGATAGGCAGATGGATCCTGACCCTACTTTCAGAGGAGAGTGAGATTGCGGAGCTGAAGCGTTACTTCCCGAACCTTGAAGTTATAAACTCGCAATTCTCTGTCATAAAGATAGACGATGTGGTGAGCGGTGACTTCTGCGAGAAGTACAGCAACCCCGAGAACCAGACAGGAGCCGATTACGATAAGAGCTTTGTGGCAAGCGGCCATACATTGAAGATATTGCAGGACACCCATGCTTACAAGTGTACATACAACTCCAAGCTGAAACAGATGGAGGGTGTGCAATTGAGCGATGCAGACTTCAATACTCTTGCCAGTGGTGAGAGCTTCGATGTGGGCGACAGTGCAGGTGAAGGCTTTGACATCTTCCACCACTTGCCTCATTATTGGTACAAGGGCGTGAACGACTACAAGAACCAAGTAAAGTATATCATTCACTCAATTACAGATAATGAGCCGTTATCGACTGTAAACAACCGAAGGGAGGCATTGCTTTCAGAGCTGCTCTATGCTGAAAATTCAGGCGTGTATGCTGACGAGGCAACAGTTGGCGAGACAGTTGGCGATAATATTATTGCCACAGCAGCCAATGCGAATGCCTACCGTATGGACGTTGAGGGCATGAAGCAGGTAAGATGGCCGGGACTTAACCACGCTCGTCTTGGTGCCGTCTTTACGGATGCAAACGGCAAGATCGTGGGCAAGTTCATTATGATGGTGAGTCACGCTTACTTCGACTTCTCAATCGGTAACTATGTGTTCTGCGATGTGCCAAACGGTGCCAAGTGGATATACTTCACTTCGTATCGTGACATTGGCGACATAAAGTGTCTTGCTGTTGACAGCGAGCATATAGAGGCAATAGAACCAGAATGGACTGAGCACACCGTTGGTGAGTTCGACAGTCTTGTGGGAACATACCCCATCACTATTGACGGACTGAAACGGCCTCGAAGTATATCGGGTGCAGTACGTTCAAAGAAAGGTGACGGCACTTCACAGACCTCGTCAGAATGGGCATACGACACGGACGGTAACCCGACCGAAATGCCGACCGGGACAATGCACTACACTGACAAGGATTTCCAGAACAGTGCGCACATGCGCGGAGAGGGCTTCCAGCTCCAAGACTATGAGCAGCACAAGGAAATCAGTAACCTGTGGTGGGCGACCCATGGAACGACCGACGAGCAGTCCATAGTTGGCAATGGCGCACATGACAGTACGCTGAACAGCCAAGACAAGATAGGTATGGCAGATACCTCGTATGTAGGAAATTCAATGAACTCCATCATGGGACTCAAACATTATGTGGGCTGTGATAGTGAATGGATGGACTACATTGCAGGAAATGTGAAGAGCTACGAGACGTTCTACAAGAACCGTTGCGTGGAGACCAACGATGATCCTGTAGATTACGTGTTCCACATCTACGACCCGATTAAGAAGACGGAGCGAACTGTGCAGAGTGTGAACAGCGGAGGTAACTGCGTTGTGAGAGTGGTGCATGGTGCCAAGTGTGACATCTTGCCGAGCAAGGTGCACCAGACAGACACCAGCAAATACACTACACACTATGCAGCCGGAGTATGGTTCCCGGGCAGTAGAGGCCGCTGTGTTCTGCGGTCTGGCAACTTCTCGATTGCGAACAGCGGTCTCGCTTTTGCGGTCGCGAACTTCGCTTCTTCGAAAGTAGAGGCCGCTGTGTTCTGCGGTCTGGCAACAACTCGAGTGCGTACAGCGGTCTCGCTTTTGCGTACGCGAACGGCGCTTCTTCGTACTCGAGCGCGTACTACGGTGGTCGGCTCGCCTTCCGCGGAAAATTCGTCATAGTCGGATAAGCGGCAAGCGAAGCCACGAAAAAAGCGTCAGAGGGAGAGCCGCCACAAGCGGCTGCTCCCTCTCCTCGTTTGCGACCGGTGTTGAAAAAGGTAACTATCTGCGCGTAGCGCAGCGAATTTTACAACTGAGAATGAAGGTATTTTCGATTATTTATGTTAATTTTGCACCGCCCTATCGCTAAGGGCAGGCAGAAAATCCCACGCGCCGCTGTGTTCTGCGGTCTGGCAACAACTCGAATGCGAACAGCGGTCTCGCTTATGCGAACGCGAACAACGCTTCTTCGAACTCGAACACGAACTACGGTGGTCGGCTCAAATTCTAAGGTTAAAAATAATCGGAGGCCTCTGACGTGGCACGGGATTGTCACAACCACACTCCGAGGGGTTAGAGCCTCGGCAAAAGCATAACAAAAATATGGAAAGCCGGAACACGACATTAACCACATGTGGGGAGTGCGTCAACTCCCCACAGGACAGGAAGGCTGTCAATCAACTGGAAGACTTATTAGGACAGGTAGAAGCTCCAACTTCTATCTGTTTTCCTTTATATAACCTCATCCCGGAAATCATTTCGGGCGAAAACATGGAACGCTCGTTCAAGCGTGTCATGTCGAACCTTCATAACGCCGACACGCGAAGCGGAATAAAATGGAGGGAGAAGGTTGTTATAGATGGTGTGGAATGTACTCCACGCATGGTGCGCTATATGAAGCGCAAGAAAGAAATTATTGCCGAGTTGAAAGAACAAATAGGCAATGGCACATTTCGTGTTGAGCGTCTGTCTTCGTTTGAGGTGGACGATGGTCCGAAGAGAAGAATGGTTCAAGCGCCTCCTGTTGTGAAACGTATAGGCTGCAATGCCATCATGGAGATTGTGGAAAAACACCTTTCGCCATTGCTAATAGAAAACACGGCAGCTTCGATAGAAGGACGCGGCCCACACGGACTATTCCACAAGATGCAGGAAGTTAGAGCCGAGAATCCCGACCTTATATATTATTATCAAAGCGACTATAAAGGATATTATGACCACATACTGCACGACAAGATGATTGACATCATCAAGCAGTATATAGCCGACCCGATATTACTCCCCATACTAATAGACTTCGTTAAGGTATTGCACCCGGATGGCAACGAAGGCATCAGCAAGGGACTACGCTCCTCGCAGTTTTTCGGCAACCTGTATCACAATGACATTGACCATGCCATGATAGAGGAGTGTGGAAAGGATAATTACAACCGCTTTTGTGACGACATATACATACTTGGAGACGACAAAAAAGAGTTGTGGAAACACAGGGATACACTGCACAGGCTAAGTAAACCCTACAATCTGATAATCAAGCCGAGCGAGAAGGTAGCTCCAGTGAGCGCAGGAATGGATGCACTGGGGTATATTGATTATGGTGACCACTCACGAATACGCAAGCGCACAAAGGTGAACGCTGCGAGGAAACTCGCCAAGATAAAGTCGAGAAAGCGAAGGCAACAAATTATAGGCTCGTTCAAAGGAATGGCATGTCATGCGGACTGCCAGCATTTATATTATACATTAACAGGTAAAAACATGAAGAAATTTTCAGAAATGGGCGTGACCTATACCCCTGCAGACGGCAAGAAGCGTTTTCCGGGCAAGGTTACACGCTTGGGAGACATCGTGAACATCCCGGTAGAAATTCACGACTACGAGACACTGGACACGAAGTTTGGCGAAGACCGCTACTTAGTGTCGTTCAAGAACCCTGCGACACAGGAATGGGGCAAGTTCTTCACCGCTTCGGACGAGATGAAAGGCATCCTTGACCAGATAAGCGACATCGAGGATGGCTTTCCGTTTGAGACCGTCATCAAGTGCGAACAGTTTGACGGCAGCAAGCGAAAGTATAACTTCACATAAAGCGACTCACTAAAGATAAAAGCGTGAATTGGGCTGCATACAATATCTTTGCCTCAACAAAATCATAGCGACAATGGAAAAGATATACGGCACAACCAAACGTCAGGACGGACTGCAACGAGTAGGCAAGAATAAATGGCTGCTCTATTTCGGTCTGTATGAAACAGGGAGCGGTACATACGAATACCGCCATACGTTCACGCACAAGCCCACGCTTGACGAGATAAAGAAACTTGTTTGGGCTACGATAGACGCAGAGACCAAAGACAAGATTGTTAATCAGTTTGAGTATGAGGGCATCAAGGTTTGGCTCACAGACGAGAAGCAGCGTAACTTTGCCTCTATTGAGAACAACGAAAGTGTTACATTCCCACTTACGTTGAAGCTCAACGAGAAAGCTGACGCTACACCAATCTATCATACCTTCCAGACGCGAGACGAGTTCAAGAAGTTCAGCGAGGCCGCTGCATGTTTCATTCTTGAAACCATCAGGAACGGATGGAAGGAGAAGGACAATGTAGATTGGAGCGTGTTTGACATGTAATCATAACATCATCAATAAGAGGAACAGGAGAAATCTTGCTCCTCTTTTTTTGTGCTACAATAGTTAAAACGACGCTCACCGTTTAAGTCGCTAAATTTGCCAAGAACATAAAATTATAATGGCAATGAAAAAGATTATTACATGGTTAAAATCCAGCAATCGCGGCAGACATATCGTAGGTGGTGTGCTTATCGGCTTAGGGGCTGATGACACTTACTGTGCTTTGTATGCCGGAGCTGGTGTAGCCGGAGCCTTGGAACTTAAAGACAAGTTGTATGGCGGCAAATGGGATTGGGTTGATTTCGGTTGTACGATGGCCGGAGTAGTTGTAGGACGCTTGATAAGAGTAACACTGACAGGGAAATGAACGATGTAAGTCAAATTACGCAGGTGGCTAAAGGTATTAGCGACTATGGCATGATGGCAATAACAGCAGCCTTTTTCCTTCTCCTTTCCGCAGCTATGATGGTGGCCCTCTTCCGTTGGTTCAAGAGCATCATCGAACAGATGATGCAAGACCAGAAGGACAGTATGCACAACCTTGCCGAAGAGACACGTAAGCAGAACGACATGCTGCAAGACATATCAGAGGGTCTTCGTCCGGAGACATTGTTACGCATCCGCAACCTTACAGGTTTTGCTTTCGACCTCAGCATTGAGCAGGTGTGCAGGCTTATCAAGCGTGTAAGAGAAGAGAACCACATCATAGACCACGAAGCGACAGCAGCGAAGATACGCAAGTCGTTGCTCGTTATACACAACGACCGCAACTCGCGCTTCGACTCTTTCACATATCGAGGTAAATCCATTTCAGAGTTTTGCAGTTCGGAATGGGTGGAGGACGTGGCGAAGATTGTTGAAGGTGAGATTTATAATGAAGATGGCGCAAACAATGCTCGTGCTTATACTAACATAAAACTTGCGTATGATAATATCAAGACAGACTTTTACCAAAGGTTGAACGCATAAATACAACTTTTGCGTAAAATTATATACAGATTTCTACAACTTTCTAAGCAAATTATATATTATGATTAAAATTCTAATCGACAATGGGCATGGGGTGAACACCCCCGGCAAATGCAGCCCGGACAAAAGGTTGCGTGAATATGCGTATGCAAGAGAGATTGCAACGCGAGTTGTGAACGAGCTTCGCGGCATGGGCTACAATGCAGAGCGTGTTGTGGAAGAGGAGCAGGACGTTGCACTGTCTGTACGCTGCAAGCGTGTGAACGACATCTGCAAGAAAGTAGGCACCAAGAACGTACTGCTTGTCTCGATCCACAACAATGCAGCAGGAGGCGACGGCAAATGGCATGAGGCGCGAGGCTTTTCTGCCCATGTAGGCATGAACGCATCCGCAAAGAGCAAGGCTTTGGCGCAGTATCTTTGGAACGAAGCAATACTTCAAGGACTGAAAGGCAACCGTTGTGTGCCCAATGCCAAGTACATCGCCCAGAACCTTGCTATCTGTAGAGACACGAACTGCCCTGCAGTGTTGACGGAGAACCTTTTCCAAGACAACAAAGAAGACGTTGACCTGCTGTTGAGCGAGGAAGGCAAGGAGCAGGTGACAGCCGTGCATGTGAACGCTATTGTTGAATTTATCAAAGACTATTATGGATAAGAAGATTTTAGGCTTTTTGTGGGCAATGTTAGGTGTGGTTGTTGGCATCGTCTGTCTGGTTGGCATCGTGCATTGCGGAGGCTACGGCAAAGATCATGAACCTGCAGAAGTGGTGCGTGACACTGTGATTGACACCATACCTTACTATAAGCCAGTACCCAAGGACAGTTTGGTGTTGACGTACAAGACCGTGACCCTTCCCAAGAGTGACAAGGCGCAGCCATCTATCCGTGCGGACACACAACCGGCAGAAAGCTGTACACAAAACGATGCGGCAGATGTGCGTGACAGTGCGGAGGTTACTATCCCCATCATCCAAAAGATGTATAAAAGCAGTGACTATACGGCATGGGTGAGCGGATATGACGTGCAGCTTGACAGCATCTATGTATATCCCAAGCATGAGTATGTAACGCGCAAGATTAAGCAGCCTCCTAAGAAATGGCATATCGGTGTGACGGCAGGTTACGGCTTCGGCAAACAAGGTATGCAGCCATATATAGGCATCGGACTAACGTATTCACTAATCTCATTCTGACATGGAGACAATCACCGTACAGATATTCAAGGACGACGTGTATGAAGAGGTGGCAAAGGCTACCGACTACACAGGCGCGAAGCTGATAGACGGCGACGATGGAGCGCGAGACCGCATCCTCGCCACGGACAGCGACCTTTCAGACCTCGGCAGGTTTTGGGAGGAGTCGGTGCTTGCCACCAATGAGAGGCTGAAAGAGATGATCGTGAGTGGAGCTACGAAGCAGATACTTGTAACGATAACTCCTATTCCACCCATACAACAACCTAAAGATGTGGAGGCACAGAGCATCGTTGTTCCGTCGCTTGCGACGAGGACAGGCTACGAAGCCGTGCTGGAGGTGAGCAAGTCGTTTGACAAAGGGATGAAGGACAATGTACAGTCGGCCCTTCGCAACTTCTTCATTGCCTCAATCATCGCCCAGTGGTTCAAGCTGGCCAACAAGGGCGAAGCCGCTGACTACTTCAACCAAGCCGGAGAAATGATGGACGGTGCGGAACGTCTGCTATACAGCCGCAAGAGACCGACCCGTCCGAGTGACTAACAAATAATATTTTATTGACATGGAAGGACAAGAAAAGACATTAGGTGCCAAGAAGAGCGTGACGGCAACCATCAAAATTTCGTGGCTTCTCTTCGACATCATGAACGAGACCTTCTTGCGTGGCCGTACTATCCAGAACAAGGACAACCACAAGGAGGTGGCGAGCATGTTTGCCTCTGAGGACGAAGAAAACCGCGAGAAGATACTTCGCTCTATCAAGAAAGGCTTTGCCGAGGTGAAGACAGAATTGTCGGACTACCTCAACGAGGACGGCACAACCACAGACAACAGCCACTATGACGGCAGCACAGACCTGACGCTTAACCTCACAATGCCGAGCAACTTCAACGAGGCTGCAACCACCGGTGTAGGCGAGGCTATCCACGACTACCTGAAGAACTCCGCCATCGCCGAGTGGTACATGGTGACCAACAAGGCAGACGCAGAACAGTACATCGCCCTTGCACAGAGAAGTTTGCTAAGCATCCAACAGGCGGTGAGCAAGCGTAGCCGCCCGAAGCGTCCAACAGACTAAGGAGGAACGCTTATGAGCTGCTGCATAGAGAATGAGGGAGCGAAGCTAAAGGTAAAGCTTACCTTCGAGCGAGAACAGCTGCTCTATGACATCAAGAACAATGCCTATGTGGAGAGCCATGTAATGGCCCCGGAAACCGAGCACGCCAAGCACATGGTGGCTGACGTTGGCGAGGAAGGCAATGTGGACCGGGTGACAAGAGTGCTGGATTTGGGTGTCTCCATGTGCCGGGAAATGCTTTACCCTTGGTCAAAGAAGGAAATCGTCAAGACAGAGTTTGGCGACAAGCTAAAGGAGAGGGAGCAATATCATATAAACATGAGTGTGCCCAACACTATTTCGCAAACCACGCTGACCTATGTGGAAAGGCTGATACATGAATACCTTGTGTGCCGAGGCGTGGCCGACTGGCTAAGCATAACTAATCCGTCGAAGTCTGAGACGTGGCTTGCCAAGGCTGCTGAGGTAGAGCAAGAAATACGCACCTCCATCCATTCAAGAATGGAACGGAAGCGTATCAGGCAACATTGGTTAGGATAATAAAGACAAGAGCCGAGGTGCATCACGCATCCCGGCTCTTTTCATAGTTACCTAAAACAATCTAACCTTAATAAATAACTAAACCTAATAATATCTTCTTTATCTCGGCTTGTTGGTTTGTCGAGGTGTGAACTCGACTGACGCGCCGTAGATGTTTTCATCTGGTGAGAGTGTTGCTACACCGGCAATTCGGAAATACTTGTAAGGAGAGCCACGGAAGCCCTGTAGATAATGGTCTTTGCTTGACCATACAAGGTGCCAGTTCTGCAAGTCGCGCGAACCGTAGAGGGCCGTTGATACGTTTCCTTTGCGGAACAGTCCACGCTGTATGACACTGGCGACAGTCTTCAATACGTTTGCCGCTTCAAGTTTGAGAGGGCGTGTGACGTACAGGCATTTGACGGTATCTGTTATGGGAATACTCTTGTCGGTATTCGTGATAGGTACCGAGAAGTTTAGCACAGCATTTTTAGTGTCCATGGCCAGTGCATCCGGATATGAATTGAGGTGTGAGACGATGTTAGAGAACATCATTCCCCACTGATTTGTCTTCAGCGAGAATACATAGGCGTATGTGATACCGGGAGCATAGACAATGACTCGCTGGTGAACATAGTCGTACAGCATCCGGCACTGCTTCAAGAACTTGGTGAAGGACAGCGTAGGCAAGCACTTGTCTGTTGCAGGTTCATGTCCGAGCATGGTGTGCAGCTTGTCGAACCCGGGAAGCCGGAGTGCATCGAACGGATATTCGGAGTTGATGGCTTCGGATATGCACTGCGTCTGCGAGCCGCTGATCAGCATTATACCGCGGTCTGTTGGGAAGAGAACAGCGGAGTCAAGCTGTGTGATGCCGTCGGGGTTGATGCACACGTCGCGCGTGATGGGCTGCTTTGCAGAATAGGTGCCAGTGGACGAAACCTCTAACGCCCATACACCCTCAGAGGTGAAGGCATAGAGAGGGAACTGACCGAACTGTCCTTCAGAAAGAGCCTTTGCTGCAGAACAGATGCCCTTAATCTCTCCCGTGCCCACGGTGTTGATACCAAGTACCGGGAAGTAGAAGGGGTTGTTGACTTCGGAGGTGTAGATTTTGTTGGCAATCTCAATGGGGAAATTGTTGTCTTCGTGTGACGGATAGACAGACGGCAGCGACGTGAAGTTCTTTTCACGTACCAGTTCGTAGTCGAGGACAGCAAAGGCACCATTCAGGAACTCATGCTGTTTGAGGTCGATGGCATAACATGCAGCACTGAAATTATAGATAACCATTTTGTAGGCATTCGGATTTGGGTAGAAAACATAACACCCCCACGAATGCTTACTCTTTTTCGTCGTTTGCGTTGAACCGCTGGTAGATACCATTTCAGAGCTACAGAATAACTGCATACCCATTCCATAAAAACGTTCATCTGAAGCCACAGCATATTCCTGTCCGTTTTCTTTGATGTAAACCATAATGGAATAATCATCAGTAGAGAATGCCGCCATTGATATGTTTAGTGTGGAACCGTTTGGTTGCCAGTTGTAACGTCCATTGCAATATGCGAACATAGACTGGGCCAGATAGCCGGTAAATGGCTTGCGTTTGAGTCCGGACAAGTTGAGGCGACTATTATAGACGAATGAGTAATCAGCATGCAGTTGGTCATGCGTCAGATAGTCGTCGGTCATAACCTCGCGCGTAACAAGAGACTGTAGATATTCATCATCAACGATAATGTCCTTTCGCTTGTTGTCGGCAATGGCATCTGCAATTTCAAGTGAACACAACTTGTAAAACGTTGAAGTGTTCTTGATAGACTCTGACACCTTTCCTTCAGTGAACTCCGGCATGTGGAAAGCCGTAGAAGGATAAGAGCGGTCAGACGAATAGTACATAGCGTAGATCTTAGAATACTCCCACTCACAGTAGTAGTCAAGAAATTCCTTAGAAGAGAACTGCCCGAGTATTTTGTCTTCTGCCTTTGTCGATGTTACGGTGTTCTTATTGTCGGCATACAGACGGCCAATAAACTTTGTATTGTAGTTGTCAACATCTGACATGGAAGAAATCTTTCCTTCTTGGTCGTATGTGTATATAGGCTTGGATATGAACACATCAATACTCTTGATAATGTCGGACCAGTCATTAAGATCGTACGAGTCGTCATTCCGTACAACCTTATAGTCGAGCGATGCGGCCATAAGCATGATGTCACAGACAGCCTCTGTATAGCTATTCTTTCCCTTTGCCCTGTTCCACCATACAATGGGAGCTGCCTTAGTAGATGGGTTCATGAGAATGGGTGCGGAATGATAAACAAGTGAACCGTCGTATAGACGCAAGGCATAACGGACAAAGAACGGAAAGCAGAACCGTCCTTTGTTGACAGTCTCCTGAGCAACGAACTTGTTGACTTTCGCCATTATCTGTTCTGTGATACGAGTCTTGTTGTTCTCTGTGAACTCGTTGTAGAGTGCTCCCTCGGAAATACCATCAAAGTAAATGGTGAACGTACTCTTGCTATCATCGGAAAGACTGAACAAACGAGGATGGCCGACAAGACCGAACGACACTTCAATATCCGGGATATGGTCGCCCAGTTTGACGTATTTGCCAGACTTCCACAAGTAATAGTAGAAGCTGCCGGACGTAAAGACGAGCAATGTATTACCTACAGCATTGAAATGAGAAACACTATATAGTGAGCCGACCTCTATGCGTTCTGTTGTGTCCTTGTCTATTGAGGCTATTTTCCCACTCTTCTCAGAATATACGATGTAGTGAGTGAAAGAGGAAGTCTTGTGTATAAACTTGACGACCTCACCATCTTGAAGCTGCATAACTTCTGATGGCGCGAGGATAGGCTTCAAGGCACCGTCTTCTGGCAGGAGATTGATGGACACGGCAAGAGAGCCGTCGGAACATTCATAGTCTGACGGCACAGCGGAGAAGCCACTATATTTTATTTCTTGGTTCATAACGGATGCTTAAATATTATTGGTAAAACTGTTTCGCCGTCGCGTTTCTCTGCTTGGCCTATCATGAATGAGGCACGCTGCTCTTTTATGCCGCAGTTGTCGAGCATGAGCCGTGCGAGGAGGACGGAAGACGCACAGTAGTTGTTGGAACCTTTCTTTGTCGGGTGACACTGTGCGACATGCCGTCCTATTGCATTTTGGTGCCGGACAGCAAGCAGGTAGCACTCGCCAAGGTGGAAGGCTACGTTGATACTGTCGCCCGGCTGGAGCGAGAGTAGCCGCACGACTCTTGCCGTAATGGAAATGCGGCCATTACGGGAGAATGTTATGTCGGGGCGGCGTGTTCGTTCCAAGAGTTTAATCATAATGCAAAGATATAGGGTTGTTGATGAAAGATGGTTTTAAGTTTAGAGGGACGTTCAATCCATCATGTGATGATGAATTGAACGTAGAAGTGAAACTCCCGGCACAACCTTGGTATTTGTGGGTAGTGCTTTGGATCCTCATTGTAGGGGAGGTATATGCACCGCTCCTTGGTGTTGCAGTGAATACCTCTCCTACGTAGCTTGTAGAGCATGTTAGCCCTGCGTTTGGGATGGCGCATCTTTCAAGAATTTAAGGCGCGTAGCAAGATTGCCGAGATAATTGCTCATGTTTATACGCTGGAGAGCCATGAGCCAAATCTGGTTTTCATCGCATACCTTCTCTGCCTTGCCACTTTCAAGAAAGTTGTCGAGCTTGTTGTAACGCTCCTTCAATTCGTCGTGCTCTATCTGCAAGCGGTCGATGAAGCTGTCGGCACACTTGTAGGCTTGCTCAAAGACAGACTTAGGCGACCAAGAGTCGTAGGTGCTGCCGTCCGGATTGGTGTACTGCACGTGATAACCTTCACGCCATTCGTGGTTGTCCTCGTTCTTGCGAGCGTAACCTTTATCTACTGCGGCCAATTCGTTCATAGGTTCGGCCTTAACCTGTTTTGTTCCGATGTAAGTTTTCATTGTTTTATTGTTTTATGTTTACCATGACGTTTCAAACACACTTCACATTTGATGAAAGTGTTTTTGTTGATCATCGTTTCTAATTGATGCTGCCTTTCGTGTTCCATCTTTGATAAGAACTTAGCATCGCTAAATCCTTTCTTGTAACCATCGAAGTAGCCCTGCTCTTTTCCTTTGTCTTTGCCTAATTGCCAAGCGAGCAGGAGAAAGAAAGCGACGAGAAGGGCTATTGTCCATATAGCTGCTATCATCGTCTTGCCTTTCTTTTGCGTTTAGGGTTACGGATTGGGTACAGCCCGTCCTCATCATCGTGCCACCAGTTGTAGCCGTATCCGTGTTCGACGCGCCCTCCGGGATAGGAGCGTGAGTAGATGAGGACACGTCCCCACTTGTCCATGACATAGCAGGTGCTGTAGTTCTTGCCTCTTATTGACAGGCTCCAGTGTTCGCGGATGCGAAGGTAGAGGTACATGGCCTTGTTGGTAAGGCGTTGAGGCATTACCTTGTAGTTGTCGATTTTTTTTGCAATTCTTCTTTTCATACGAATTTGTTTCTTGAAAGTTTTTCTTTGTAATAGAATGGCTTAACCTTGCCGTCCGCTACGCCATTCCAATAGTAGCGGAGAGCCTTTTTAATATGTGGTTGGCGGTATGTTGCACACCACTGGAGAGCACGATCGAACCATGTGCTGTTCATGCGGTCGATTGGGGTGAACATTGTCATGAGGACTATTTTCCGGGCTTGTCGTGAGCGCATCTTTACACTTCTTCTCCTTTGTTTTGAAATGGTTTATCTGGAAGCAAACACCAATATTCCCACTTGTGTTCAGTTTTGTTTGGTACAGGCAATCCCATATCGTTATACATAGGTGGCGGATTGTCAATGTTGGCAATTCGCTTACAAGCATTGCGTAACAAAACTTGTAATTTATCTGAAACTTCTTTTGTCCGGCGGAATGATAAACGAGTGAAACCACGATCGCTAAGAAGAACTATCTCTTTGTTGAACGGTGGCAATTCGTCTGAAAGTTTAATCCATTTCATACTGCTTGTTATTTGAACTTGATTATAATTACGTCTTGATCTATGGGTGCTCCCATTCTATTGTCTCCTCTGTTTATGTCAATATCGGTTATCTGAAACTCCATGGTTGGAGCGTTCTTTTTATAGCCGAGACGAAATTGGACATGCGTGAAATCTTTTGGTGTCAATCCAACGTCGCCAAAGACGAACTTTGCTATCATTGGACTTTGGACATCGAACAGCCGCTTTAACCAATACTCCTTGATTTCGCGGTATTCTTCTTGCTTGACACCAAGCAGGATGAGGTCGTACCACATTTTTTTGAGGGTTAGCTTCAATACTTTTTTCTTCATATCTTTATTATTTGTAACTTTATGTCTATTTGGGAAGAGGGAGAGTGATTAAACGTTCGGTTTCTGTACTATATACATTGTCGATGAATACTTTTGCGAGTTTTCGACTTGCTTTTATATAGTGTGCTTCTTTTGTCGATTTTGCCAATTGCAGGAATATCTTTTCCACGTCTTCATCACCTTCGTCGTCTTCGCGTTGACAACAGAAGCCCTTATGACTGAAGTCAAGAGCATCGTAGCATCCGCTCATTTTGTAATATCCGAGGAAAAACGTTTGTTTTTCACGATGCTCAAACTTAAGAATAAACGTACACAGAAAATAGCCATCCCGTACAGGTGGCAGGAGGTTCAATATCCTTTTGGTAGGTGTGTACCAGCGTACAAAATTTGCAGATGTTTGAATGACTTTTCTTATGTTGCCGAACTCTTTAGTCCATCTTCTGATTTCAAAATCGTAAATTTCCATAATTTATCTTCTACTTTTTCCCGGTAAAGGAATTACGTTGTATGTTTTGAAGCGATCCACAAGTCGGCCGTAGCCGTCATTGCGCTTGAACCGCTTTTCAAGTTCCTTGTTGTCAAGGTTTGTAGTCAGGTGGGCGAACTTGCCGAACTGTGTCCAAATCTCATTGCGAGCGTGAAGGAACTCATCGGTGAGCAACCCGGTGTCCATGCCGAAGAACGTGCGGTCCTGTATGCCGATGTCGTTGAGGCACACGTTTTCGGGTTTACACTGGAAGCCCTTGCTTTCCTCCTCAAAATAAGTGAAGCGGTCAAGGTTGTTGTGGATGGTGTAGTAGTTGACCATCTGTGTGACCGACACGTTGTGAAAGAAGCGAGGGTTCTTAGTGCGCCGTAGATACTCGCTGAATATCTGCATGAGGAGCGTTTTGCCAACACCTACGCCGCCCTGTATAAGGAGGTTCTTGTGTAGCTTGTAGCCACGTTCGGGGAATACTTCTTCAGCCAGAGGGCAGTTATTGAAGTAGAGCAAGAGGAAGCGCAGCACCTGCTTGTTGTCGTCGTCAACGATGAACTTGCGGCGTTGAGGAGCCAGCACAACAGAGTTGGCGATATAGACAAGGAAGCTGCAGTGTGCATTATATACGTTAGGGTCGGCAAGGTTGTACGCCTGTGCTCTCGCCTTTTCGCTCTCTCGCCGTAGGTTGAGTGCGCATTGGTGCAGGGTGAGCCACGGTGCATCCTTCTCGCGTTCGTTCTTGCGAAGAACGGAAAGGACGGCAGCGTCCCAGTCTTTGTTGCCGGTAGGCTGACGGCCATACTTGGCAAGTTCTGCGATTAGGCATTGTGGATATTGAGCCATAGTTTCAGAGATTAAAGGTTAAACATCTTGCCCACCGAAGCCGCCATTGAACTCGTATGACGGAGGTGGCAGCTCTTGTGCATCTTCCGGCTCGGCATGTGAAGTGTACGCCTTGCGCATCCACGAACAGAAGTGACGTTTGGCATCATTGATATTGTCGTGAGGTTTACCCTCATACTCGCAACGGCAGTGGTTGAGGAAGGAGTCGAGGCGTTTGCCAAGCTCGTCCTCGCGTATGTGGAACTGCATACATACCGGTTCGTTCCAAGAACGATCGGCACGCATTTCTTCAATCTCCTGTTCCAGCGTGAGCGTGTAGCCGGGCGTGACGTTGGGCTTGTCAGAAATGGCAGACGAGACAGCTCTATCCTTAGCAGGGCGACCGCCAAGTTTGCCGAATTTCTTGCCCTTCTTGCCGCCCTCAGAGCGTGCGTTGTTGGCATCCATCACTGGCTTGATAAGGATGAAGACACCCTTGGCAATGTCGGATAGTCCTTTAGGCTCCTTTCCGTTAAGGGCATACTCCACGATAGCCGGGTATATCTCGGCCTGTACCTCGGAGGGCATACACTTGATAGCCTCAAGGAAACTGCGATAGAATATAAAACTGTCTCGTGCCATATAAATCAAACCTCTTTAATGCGGATGCCATGCACATGCAGCATGAGTTTCCGCTTGATGATATACTCCTTTGTTCTGACTCCCTTTGTGTCTTCCACGACGGTCTGCCCGGTAGCCTTGTCGGTATAAACGAAATCGGCTACATAAGAGCAGGGGCGTTCGAGAAGAACACGTGTAGGACGATTTTTGAAATCTTTGCCACACTCGCCGTATTGTGCAGGTATCAACAGGTATGATACCTGCTCCCGAAGGTCGGAGATAAGTCCGGCACGCTGCATCATGCGTAGTTCGCCAGCTCGGTAGTGCTCTTTCTTGGATGCGTGGGAGTCTACGCGCTTGTTGCCGTACTTATTCCGGCCTTGGAAGGCATGATTATAGAACTTATCCATTAGCTGTGTTAGGCTTGTAACGGAAGATGTCCATAATCTTAGTCTCGTCGAGCGTAGCAATCTCGAAGTCAACCATTGACCCCTTCAAGCGGTCAATGACAACAGCGTGTGCGTTGTTGATGTCGGTGGCACGGACGATGAAGTGAGTAGCGGTCTTCTTCTCTCGGCCTTTGTCGTCGAGCGTGATATAGAGAAGCTTTGCGCGGAACCACTTGTCGCCCTTGTCGTTCTCGGCAATCTCGGAGTAGTTGGTGCGCTTGATTGTTACAACATCGAAGTCGCCCGAATAGAACGGCTCCATTTCTTTGGTGATACGTCCTTCAGCCTCGGTGAAAGAGAGGGCATCGACAAGGTACAACTCTGTTACTTTCTTGGTAATGCCGTTCGCCATCGTCCGCTCATAACGAACACCACATTCATATAGCATCATAATGCAGCCTCCTTTCCTTCGTTGATAGCCTTTACCAGTTCCTTGCTTGCACGGAGCTTGACAGATGTGTGGGCCGGGATAACCAGAGGCTTGCCGGACTTGAAGTTGCGTGCTGTGCGCTCGGCTACCTTAACCGGGGTGAAGGTGCCGAAGCCACGGATAACAACCACTTCACCCTTGGCGAGTGCTTCCTTGATAACTCTGAGTGTGCCGTCGATGGCTTTCACTGTTGTTGAGAGGTGCAGTTTCTCTGATACTGATACCTCACGTGCCAATTCATTCTTTGTCATGATAGATAAAATTGAGTTTATAATGTTTTTGCTATATTGTTTTCGCCTGTCATAGGTATGCGCAGATCGAGAACGTCTTTGTCTGTTGCGAGTCGCCACCGGCACTCTGTCAATTCATTCTTCTGTTCGTCGATGAATTTTTCGCTTACCTCCACCTTCAGCGCATGGATGAATGGGAAGATCTTGATGATGGCGTAACGCCCGGTTAGATTTTGGCTTATAACCTGTCTCATTTTATTTTCTTTTTTAATTTTTGGGTGAGTTGTCTAATACACCATGCACGGCATGAATTGCGCAGACCGTGCTGTTTATCGTAGAGAGCGGCCGCATCATCGAGATACTTGATAATGCGCTGCAGGTCGGTCTTACATAGGTCAGCCATCGTCGTCCGGATTGAGGAAGAGTGACGTAAGCTGGTCGAAGTACATTTCATCCTGTGGAATGTCGTCGTCGGTAGCCATTATCTGGTTGGCGATGGACTTCTTCTTGTGGATGATGGCATAGAGGGTGCGGTCGATGGTTCCACGGCCAAGGAGGTAGTAGCACGTCACGTTGTCCTTTTGTCCTATACGGTGTGCGCGGTCTTCGCATTGACAGCAGTCGGCATAAGTCCATGGGAACTCAACGAAAGCCACGTTTGACGATGCCGTGAGTGTTAGACCCACACCAGCTGCCTTTATGGAGCAGACAATTAGCTGTGCTTTCCCGGACTGGAACGCATCGACGGCAGCTTGTTTCATCATCATGGAGTCGCGCCCGGTAACAGATACAGCCTTTGGAAACGCCTTTTTTATCTCGTCCACAATCTCATGCAGAGAGCAGAAGAGAATGAGCGGCTTGCCGTTGGCGAGGAATGTGCGCGTGAAGTCGATGGCTTGCTTTACCTTTCCTTTTGCAGAGAGCGAGCGTAGCGTCATGAACTTGACAAGAGCCTCCATGCGCATCTTGCGTCGTATGTCGATGTCGTCACACTCGGTATATGTGCGCAGGTATTCTGCAAGGTCGGCTTCTGCAAGCATATACTCGTCGCGGTTGCTGATGTCAACGATGAGGTCGGTGCGCGTCTTGTCTGGTAGTTGGGTGAGTACTTTGGCCTTTTCGCGACGGATCATGCAGCGTGCATAGAGTTCTGCAGAGAGCCGGTCGAGGTTGCGCGGAGCATCTTCTTCGTCTTTACCTCGTCTCTCTTTGCTTATCTCGCCACCGCCATACTCGGCAAGGAACTTAGAGCGTCCACCGAACTCAGGCAAACGTCCCATGATGGAAAGCTGTGCTATGAGGTCGGCAGGACGGTTGACAACCGGTGTTCCTGACAGCAAAATGCGATACTCCTTGCCTTCAGCAATGCCACGTGCGAAGATGGTTTGCTGGGCTGATGGGTCTTTAACGCGGTGACTCTCGTCTATGATGATGGACTTGAAGATATTGATGTCCGGCGTGAAGACCACATCTTTCAGCCGGAACCCACCACGTGAGCCTCCCTTGATGTCCCACACGAAGTATTTGCGCAGAGACTCGTAGTTGACGACCGCCACCTGCTGCATGCCCATCCGGAGAAGATAAGGCCATGTGGTAAGTACGGAATTGTCGAGCACAAGGGCTTTCTTGTTGGTGAATTTCTCGAACTCGCGCTGCCAGTTGATTTTGAGCGAGGACGGACAGACCACAAGGCAAGGGTAAGCATTGGCACAGTCAACGACACCGATGCTTTGCAGCGTCTTGCCCAAGCCCGGCTCATCACCGATGAGAAAGCGGTGCCAGCGCAGCCCGGCAAGTATGCCCTCCTTCTGATAGTCGTAAGGCTCGACGCGAAGGTTATGTTTCAGAGTTTCAGCCATAAGCATTGATTGTGTGTTTTGAAATCGTTATGTCGTAGCCCTGTATGTATGCTTGCTTGCGCAAGTCGGCGCATGAGAGCATGCAATGGCGAGCTTCCTTTGAGCGAGCGGCCATGCCTGAAGAAGAACGTACCCCCCCCAACCATGCCACCGCATGTATATCCGTAAGAGCCAGAGAACACAGCGAACGGACACATGCGTCTGAGGCGTTTGAGCAGCTGGATTTGTGCTGTCTGTGATAATTTCTTTTTCATACTTTGTCTGTTACATAAGGTTGAAAGCCCAATATTGGAAGGCAAGTTCTTCGTACTTCTCGCGTCCGCGATTGTAGATGTCGTCGCCACGGTTGATGAACTTCTTGAAAATGTTGCAGTTCTTTTTGCTGATTGCGTAGATGAAGTCGCGGTCGGAATGGGCGATGTCCATGTACCATGCCCTGCTACGGTCCCAATCGAAAAAATCTACAGCATTGTCGAACTCCGCTTGTGTTGAGGCGAATGTTGTTTTCAGATCGCCGCCGAAGTTGGCCATTGGCAACCACCAGTCCCATTTGCAGCGTGTGTCCAGATGGAAGGTAAATCCCCCATTGCTGAACTCCTGCTGCTTGTTGACCATGAAGCGTTGTGTATCGGCTTGTTCGAGCACCTTAGCGAGAAATGGGTCTCGTCGTGCTTCGGCACGCAGTGCACGCTGCATTTCGCGAGCGTGGAGGAACTCCTCCTCAGAACATTGTTCACCGTCGATGGTCATGTGCAGGAAGTCAACACGCGAGGGTTCGGTGATGATGGCATCGACGATAGACCCGAAGCGGAAAGCAGCCTCCTTGTCGCCGAACTGCATGTGAGGGTGAAGCAGGTTCTTCAGTTCGGTGAGGTCAGAATTGCTGACCTCACTTCTCTGATAGTATTCGTCCGGGTTGTTAATCTTCGTCATAATCGTCGTAATCAGGTTCGTATTCAACTTCGCCCTCACCGTCGCACACTTCGCAGATTTCCTTTTCACCCTTGATATAGTACTTATGCTGGGCAATGGCCTCTTCTTCCGTTTCGGGAAACATATTCCATACTTCTTCGGAACATTCTGTTTCATAGTCTGCCTCAAAGTCGTAGGCGTACCAATGATAGCCCTTGCCGCCACATGCAGCACATTCGACCATCGTAGGCTCTCGTTCATTCCAAGGTGCGCGTGGGTCAGACTCCGCACCGGCAGGATAATAACCACTTTCGTACATAACTGCTTATTTAGCTTTTACTTCCTCATCATAGGAAACTGATGTTGAACTGATGAACTCGGGGTGGTCCTTATCATTGGCCACCTTCTCGCAGAATGTGATCTGCTTCTTGAATATCTTGGCGAGGTCTTCGACCGACATAAACTGTCCCTCCTTGGACCACCACATAGATACGGCAGCGAGAACGCCCTGTGCGTCGTGGAAGTGAATACGCTTCTTGACAGAGGTCTTCGGTTGGTAGCCAGCCGGAGAAACAACCGCTTGCTGACCGAATAGGTTGCCAATCTCGGAAGCCTCGGCTTGCATCTTCTTCTTGGCTGCTTCCTCTTCCTCCTTGCGCTTACGCTCAGTCTCGATACGTGCGGTTTCGGCTTGCTCACGTGCTTTCAGTTCAGCAGCCATGCGTGCCTTCTCTTCCTCGTTTGCCTTCTGCATACGTTCCAGCTCTGCTTTCTTTGATGGCAGCATGTCGATGATGGAGTCACGATATTCGGCTACCTCAAACTGAAACTGCTCACGGAACTGTTGCATGAGCTTGGAAAGGATAGAAGAACGAATGCCCGGCAGCTGGTCTCTCATGTCGGCAATTTCAGCCGGGATAATGGCATTGGAATAGAGCATGTTTTCCCAGTCAGCCGGAAGCGTGACTGGATATTCACGGATAGTCTTGCACTGTGCTTCGTAGTTTTCGAGGGTCAGACCGCTGTTGAGCTTTGTCAGCTCGTTTGTGGCATTGGTCGTATATACATTGAACTGACGCTTGAAGTCGTCCTCCACGTCCTGCTTATAGCGGCTGAGAGCCTGTTCGCGCTGCTGACGGATAATCTCTTCACGGCGGCGGCGTTCTTCCTCTTCACGCTTACGTGCTGCATAGGCATTGCGCTCCTGCTGGATTTGATAAGGGATAGAGCCGGTCTTGTTAGGATCGACAGAATTTTCCATGCCGGTGAACTCGGAACGTATCTGGTCGAATATCTTGGTGATGGCAGAACGGTTGGTGTTCATCTTCTTCACAGTGTTGCGAGCCTTGTTGATGTAGTTGGCACACTGCATATCCAGTTCGTCGTTCATGCCGTTTGCCTTGATTTGTGCAAGGAGTTTCTGGCCATACTCGGTGCAACGCTCGGACGAGGTTGTGTTGTCCTTGTATATCTGTGGCGCGGATTGCGCTATCATCTGTACGTTCTCTTTGCGTACGATGGTGAGGTCTGTTGTCTGTTCGCTCATAGTTGTAAGTATTATAGGGTTAGAATGTATCGTCGTCGTCGTTGGCGGCAGGGTCAACGGTTACTCCTGCAGACGTGTCGGTCTGAGGCGCGAAGTCCTGCTTCTCTTGGATAATCTCGCCAGTGGAGGTGTCAACCTTCTCGCCATCACCGGTAACGCCGTAGATGTCGTCAGTGATTTCTGTCTCGTCAACCTGCTGTGACTCCAACTGCGTAGCACGACCGACACGTGCCTTCGGGTAGGTCTTGAAGGCGTGCTTGATGCACTTTGCAACGAGGAAGCCGGGGTCAATCTGTCCGCCTTGTGCTTCGTAGAGCGCATTGGGTTTACCGTTTTCCCACTTCTTGGTCTGATAATTGTACTTGCCGTTCTGACGAGCGGAGTAGCTGGAGAGTCGTATCCAGTCTTCTGGCAACATGACTGAATAGTCGATAGAACCATCGGCGCGAGTGATCTTCATGAAGCAAGCAACGATACGACCGGTGGTGTGGGGAAGACGACATGTGTAGTTGACGAATTTTTGTCCGTCGCGTTCGCCATACTCGAAGCTGTCCTCTTCGTACACGATAACCGGGTTGTCCGCGTGGCGTATCTGGCCGCAGCGTGCACGAAGCACCAGCTCTCCATATCCCGACACGGTGAGCATACAGTGTGTCTCGTACTTGTTTTTCTTCTGTCCGTTGTCATAGTAGCTGTCAACGGCGACGGAGCGAGCGAGGAGGTAGGCTTGCGCCTTGGTGCCGGGGTCGAGGGTGAGTCCGGAAATTGCCACGTCGAGGAAAGCTGTGAAGAGCGAGAACTTTGTGCACGTCTTGCGCACGTCCTCTTTCTCTGAAAGCAGACGGTTGAAGTTGCGTGACTCGCGCTCGTAGGCTGCTTCGCCTGATGTTCCGGTGGATGGTGTCCACATTGCCTCGTAAATCTGGATGAACTTGTCCCGTACATTGTCGTTGCGAACAATCGCAGTAGGTTCCATTGCGTTGATTTGCTCAACTGTAAGTCCTATCTTACTCATAGTGTTAAAAATTAAAAGATGAATATTATTTGTTTGTCTGTGAGCCGCAGGTGGGAGTCGAACCGCACTAATACCTTGTACTGCGGCAGTTGAGGCTACTTGTCAAGGTAGTCTTGTTGTATCCTCTGCAATAGCCGCAGGTCGGCTGTACGGTATTCGACTTTGCCCGGACGTTTATAGGCAAGGACTTTGCCCTGCTTGCGCCACCGCTCCACATTGCCACGACCGAACATCTGAAACGCTTTGTTCTGGCTGATGAACTCCGGGTCGTTGGCATCCTGCTTAATCATGTGGACCACCTTTGCGGCCACATCATTGAGGAAGGTGGAGTAGCGTACGCACTTGTCGGGGAAGTTGAGGAAATCCATTATAGTTCGCCCTCCTGTTGGCTCATTGGGTTTGGTGTCTCGTCAGCTTCATCGCACAGCTTGTCGAAGAATTGAAGCAACCAGTCATGCTTGCGCCACTTGTTGAAGAGCAAGATGGTGAGAGCAAGCAGCAGGAAACCGAGGGTCTTGTCGATGATAAGGTGGAAGAGGTACGCGAAGAAACTGTTGTCTTGCTCCTCTCCGAAAAGGAAGAGTGTTCCTGCGCATCCGATGATAAGTAGGATGCAAACGCGGATGATAGAATATGCTTTATTCATTTTTTATTTTTATTAGTGGTTGCACATGGTGGTGTCTTTGCGTACTCAACATAACGGTTGAGGAACATGCAGAAACAGCCATTGAGAGCATTGTAGGACTGTTTGCAGGAGGTGCAGAACTTATTAGACATTAGTTGTAGAGGTTTATGCCCAACTTGTTGAACGCCTCTTCTTCTGCAACGGATCCGCGCCAAGCGTCGAGATAATCGTTGATGGCTTCCTCGTTGTTGGCATCGGCCTTTTCGTTGTAGCCGAAGTCCTTGCAGAAGGCTGACCAGCTGATGCGGTCGAGTTCTTCGTTAGACAATTGGGTTGATGTGTTACAGCTGATGAGGCTTGCAACAAGGAGTGCTGAGGTGATGATTAACTTTTTCATTGTTCTTTACTTTATTCGGGTTATTACTTGTTCTCCAGTCTTTGTTGTTGTGCTGAACACATAGCCTTTCTCTTTGAGTTCACAGCAGGTCTTTATGACGGTCTTGTTACTGTATCCTTCGGGAGCAAGGCGAGTTTCACCAACCGACATCTGCATCAAAGCATCGGAAAGTGAAGCGGTTTTAAGTCGTTTTATTTCCATTTATTCGTTATTTTGATTACTTTTTAGTATCTTTATGCCGCAAAGGTAATCATAATAGATTTACCTACATCATAAATGAGTAGGTTTCTGTTCGGAATTAAGAATTATTAACTATATAATGATTTATCTAAATCGAAAATGCTTATGAATATTGAAAGAGTTAACATCGGTTTAAGCATTGAGCAGAAACTCAATGAACTTGGTATGTCAAAGTCTGAGTTTGGTCGAAAAATAGGCGTACCCCAACAAAATGTGAATAGGATACTTGATAAAACAAGTATTGATACAGACAAACTCGCAACAATAAGTGAAGCCTTGGGTTATAACTTCTTCAAAGAATACACGGATGATTTATCTGACACGTCGATGGAGGTTTCGTTGGCAGGAAATAATAATCAAGTCAATGGGAACGGGGCGCATAACAACATCAACGGTGATGTAAGTGCTGCTATTTGGGAAGAGCGAGTAAAGAGCCTTGAAGCCCTACTTGCGGAAAAGGAGAGACTGATTAAGGTTTATGAGAAGATGGTGGAGAAATGAAATATATTCAGCACTTTATCGGAACTATTATGCTTACCGCGATTTGTAGTTTAATCGCGGCAACCATGTTTGGAGTCTTACGCTATCTTGGATATTTGCTGTCTTGGGTAGAAAAGCCAACCCTTGTGAATATTCTTGGGATGGCACTAATCCTATGGGCTATAATGTTGCTACGTGGGGTAATATCTGTTATTGCTTTCATGTACCATTGTTGGAAAGACCCATATTTCAAACAAGCTACATTCCAGACGGGAATTAGCTGGAAAGAATATAAACGCTTTAAAGAAATTAAATGATATGGACGGCAATAAAGATTTGATGAAACTTAAAGATAGAAAAACGGAGAAAGTATTGGGCATAGCAACATATATCTCTATGTTTACACCATTCTTGTTTCTGTCAAACAATGGACATAAATGCGAATATGACGACTGTATGATGATTTTCTATGATGATAAATTTGGTTGCTGCATACAGAAAGGCATCAATGATTTATGCCTACTTCTTGCAACCATGTGGAGCTTTGCCGTTGTAGGTGGAGCATTAGTCTTAAGCAAGAACAAAAGTGCAATTTCCCCATTTTTGTTCATTGGTGTACTACTTGCCATATCGGTATTTGCTGCACTATTAGACCCTTCAAAATGGCATTTCGTCCTTGCTTCATCTATCCCAGCTGTCATGTTTACATCGTGTGCAATCTTTGACATCAAGAAAACATCCAACTAATTGTACATCTATGGAACTGAAAGAATTCATCAAGACGGCACTGACTGACATTGTCACAGCCGTAAAAGAAACACAGGAGAGTGTTCAAGAATTTGCAACCATTGCCCCTATCACAGAGGCTGGCAACAAGGTTACACACATTAAGACTCCAAATGGATATGCCGATATATCTAACATTGATTTTGATGTGGCAGTTACTACTGAAGCAACAGAAGGTGCAGCCAATGGCATAAAAGGAGGAATAACCGTTGCAGGAGTGTTTAGCATTGGTGGAAATGGTAAAGAAGAAACGGCTGAGAAATACCAAAACGTATCAAGGATAAAATTCACAATACCTGCATTACTTCCTCATGCGTCCTCACTTGATGAAGAAGTTGTAGTAAAAGACGGAGCAAGACATAAGGGCATCACTCGTCGCGAATTTCAGAATATGAGCGACCAGTAATTGCAGTGAAGGCATCTTCTGCACAATTGTATGCACCACAACTTGTGCTTTCGTGCTTCAAATAGGCAAAGACCAGTCGTGTGTACAATCTGCGATAATACCAAAAGCGTATGTGTTTAAATATCTTCTTCATGTGGACAAAGTTAGTGATAGTAGAACAATGAACGATTTTAAGTTTTGGAATGGAGGTTGCACGGAGGACGAATTCTATGCTGAACTGAAAGATGCTGCATGGAACATTCTCCATGAAAACCCCGGTACAGATTTCGGGGATTGGCAGATGATGCTCATCGAGCAGTACCCGACGGAAGTTGTGGACGCATTGGGCACCAACCCTCCTGAAGTCTTTGCGGAACTTTCTGACTGGTGGGACAGCATGGACTACGACGATGGAGTGATGGAGATACCGCACACATTCCGGGAATGGGCAGAGTATTTCGCCACCGAACGCTCCGTGGAACTATACGACCTACTTGTTGAGGCGAAACGCAAATAAGGCGTTTTAAGCGTCTGTTTTCGTCAAGACAATAAAACCCTCATCTGAACCTGCAAAGTTCGTCAGAGGGACAAAATAACGGCTCAGAACGGCATTGTGATGCCGGAGCCAGAGTCGCACAAACAAATGAGATTAGCACGATAAGGTTAGATAATTCACCTCTTTTGATAGAGACGCTTACAAATTCTTCAAAAGTCCCTCATAATGAGAGGGTGAAATCAGCGGCGCAGGCGCTCTTGAAGATTAAACTGCGAAAAGCATGAATTTATAATAACGAGGTAAGCCTGTTATAAACTGAGACTTACCTCGTTTTCTTATATTGGTGAATTATCTTGATTTGATGCAAAAATAGCACAGAATGTGTGATCTGTTTAACAAGTTCTGCACATACTTTACGAAAATGCGCTTGACTATTGCGTGTGTCAATAGCTAACATCGGTAGCCATATTTAATAAAGCTTGTTATAAATTATTATAGTATTCTGTTTTATATTGATCTATCGTTAGTTTCATTGTTGACACAAGAGCATCAATATCATTAACTATTGATTTTGCGTCATCTTCTGTAATGACATATTCACCCATGCCATCACCCCAACGAATCTCGCAGTTGTGGTTAGGTATGCTTATAACCAAACCATGAGAACCAAGCGACTTTGAGTCATGCAATTCTACAATTACATCTTTCATCCACTTTTTCTCCTCTTCATTGTAGAACACATCAGCAGCGAGCGATTTGATATATCTTAGCATAGGATCAAAGCAATGGCTATCAGTTGTCTTCTGTTGAGCAAAAATGACATGTCCTTTATCTTCATAGAACCTCTTTCTCCAAGATTCCCAGATAATGCGAGGACGCTGTTTGAAATACTTTACCCATCCTGTATTGCTGGTCGTCTCAATGGTGTATTTACAGAAGTCCTCCAATGTAGCTTGAGCATTCCAATCAATCCAAGTCTTTATAAACACACGAACAGATTCACCAAACTCTGGTTCCTCTCGCAAATATCGCTTCATACTGTTGTCTCGATCTCTATTAAACTCATAGAGCCGATTTTTAGATTTCCAGCAATCCGGCTGCAAGCATAACATGGCGTTATAATACAGTTCTTGTTTATCCCATTGTTTATCAAGATTGATCCACCTTGTCAAGCAATTAGAATAGCCGATAAATGTTTCCAAGTCACCATTTGCCCAATGTAACAGACATCGTATTTGTCCCCATAAATATGGATTTTTTTCTGCACCTCTAATGGCATCTGTCCATGAGACATTAATATTACCGTCATTGTCGATTAGTCGCAGTTTTGCTTTATACTCTTCTTCCCCCAAAGACTTATTGTCAATACCCTTGTATGGATGATTAAGTTGTTTGAGGAATAACAATACCGCAGCTTTGTTTTCATAAAGGTCTATAGCATTATCTTCATGATAGCGTTTCATCTCCAAAGCCATGCTGGATACAGCTCCAAATGCATCCGAAGCATCATTCCGTTTATTGATACGGTCAGTATTGTTATCAAACTTAAATACGTTTCGAGACATACGAGTCCATTCCTCAAAGTTCAAGCACCAAGCCTCCGAGTCGTACTTATATGGGTAAAGTTTGAGGAAGCATTGCAATGAATACAATGTGGCAAGGGTATCGTTGCTTATATTATCGCCAGCTAAAAGAGAGAAATAAGTGTTGTTATTGTCATCAAAGAACGAATCCTGGGGCAATAATGTTGTTACATCCGTATATTGTCCTTCACCTTTATCAATAATCCATAGGTTTATATTATCTATGAGTTCCTTGAAATCGATAACTGTGCAATAACGGGGTAATATATTGCTATCGCCACTTCTCCAGTCAACGAGATGGTTCTGGTAAGCGATTAACAAATCATCAAGATCAGATTCATTAACACTATATGAAGCCTCAAACAGGGTTTCATGCAAATCATATATACGTTTTTTCTTTATTTCATATAGACGCATTGCTTCCTCGCCGTTATCATCTGGCTGCTCAAAGTCGTTCGACAAATCTATGCCAGGAACCTTTGCAAACAACTGCATTGCGATCATACGCAACAGAAAAATCTTCAATCTTTTTTCAGTTTCCTTTGCAGCGGCAAGTCTTTCATTTTTATTATCATCGGAAGTATTCTGCGCCATAACTGCACTTGCATACTTCTGCCAAAACAAATCTATCCACTTTCCATCCATATTCTCACGCCAAGCATGCTCTATGTTTGAATCTGCCAGTGTCTTGCCACCATCATTCATTTCACTTTGCTGCAACTGAATTTCTTCCTCAAGTGTAGATTTTAACTTGTCAAAATCAGAGAGAAGCTTTCCTCTTGCATTCATCTTGATAAACAACTCATCAGACATACCCATCTCGCCCAAGTCAAGATGATTAAAGGTGATATTGTTCAATCTCGCCTGACAAGCATCCATATCCAAGTTCCAATCCATCTGCTCACAAATAGTGTCTATCATTACAAGCATAGAGTTGATGGTAGGATCAAAACGCCATCCCCACTGAAACCAATCTCTATTTTGGATAATTTCGGATGGTGTATAGATATGGGCTATCTGTTTTGAGGCATCGCGCTGCTCCTCAGGCTTACTTCTTTCTTCATCAGCTTTTTTCCTTGACTCTTTAGTCTTTTCAGAAGCTTCATCCACAAACTGCTTTGCTTTATGGTGAACCAGTTCTTTACAGAATGCCTCTGAGGTATTACGAGTTTCATATGTCAATATAGATTCACCTTCAGCTGTTTGCAAATCAACACCTAGTACCCAATGCAGGATAAATAATGTTGTCAAACGCTGCTGACCATCAAGAGGTTCAAAAGCGTCTTTTCTATCACTACCATACACAAAGTCAAGTTGTGTTTCAGTTTTCTTACCTGTTACCACAAGCAAAAGGTTACGTACAAAATGGTTGCGTATTTCCTTCACCTCCTTGTGTTTACGTCCTTGTGCATAGTCACGCTGTATCTGTGGTATGCGGATTTTACCTTTCTTTATAAGGTCTACAAAACACAGTTTGTCTATATTATCGCTCATAAGTTTCTGAAGAATTAGAGTTAAACACATTGAAGATAACATCAACCGTGTTGTGTATCTCCCTTAGATAACCATCAAAGTCAGGCATACTCCATCGCATTGCATCTATGAAGGATGATTCTGTGTTAGAGTTAGAGTAGTATTTCAAGAATACGTTTCGTGTACATATAGGCATAAAGCGTTTTCCTGCTTTATCTTCGCGTATAATGCAGTGGCGCTTATATGGAAACGGAGCATCTTGATACTCTCTGTTGGTCTTATAGTCAAGCAATGTCAAATTGCCTATGCTGTCCTTATTCTTTATTGCATCATCACCGGCAGAGAAGTATTCAAGTACTTCTTTACAGAAATCGGTGTATTGTTTGTCAATACCAGTTCCCCTAAGATTAGCTTCATACTTTGGAATAAAATCAATGCATTTCTCGTATAGTGGCTTTGCCGTTACTTTTCTTTCATTCAGTTTTGATTCTATTCCAAGAATATAAGCGACATTCTTCAACCAACGCAAACGGTCTTCGTGTTCAACCAATGACGCGTTGTTCTGAGAGTCAATATGCTCAATGTCCCATTTTTCTTTCTTGAATGAGTCGAATGCAAAACGTTGTCCCTTTTGGCGGCTTGTCTCTACATTGAACAAGAGCAACAGACGGAACACATATTTTGAGCCGTATTCAAAACCGTCAATGCTGGCTGCGTTGAGATATTTATCTTTGTCTTTGAAGCTGTCCATAATTAGTTTATGGAACTCTTTCTCGGTATCATCGTTTGTCCACTCTCTGCCGGAAAACTGTTGCTTGGCATTTTCCAGCTTATTGTAGATGTCAAGAGGTTGGTTACCAACACTTACTAGATAACCGACATAATGATAGTATAAGTTGTTTTCGAACCAAGCAATCAACCTGTCATTAGTCCTAACGACATAATCCCAAGCAGCACGCATGTTGTCAATACCGTGTTTGCTCCATAACGGTTTAAGTTCTACAGAATTATCTTTACGTTCTTGTGCCCTACAATAGTCATATAGGTTCTGAAATAGACGATACGAATAATCTTTATCCGCTTGGTCAATTGGTTTCTCTGTTACAAAGTCAAACAACACATCCATTCTTGTCTGATGACTATCATTGCTGTTGCTGATAAAGTACCAGAATCTGTCATCCTGAAACTGGCGCTCCATGATGTTCCAGTCTAATGCCAGTTTATCTGCTTCAACTCGATCGTTATTCGAAAGGATATTTCTATCCATGATAAACAAGGCCTTGATAAGTTCTGAACTCGTAAGACTTATTTTTCCTTTGTTTAAGCGGTTGAAAACTTGTATGCTTTCAATGGCTTGCTTGTCTTCTGAAACTACATACCAAATGAACTTAACTTGCTTGTTGTTATTAGGAAGAAGTAAACAGTCCTTGATAGAGTTCACAACACCGTCATAGATGTGGTTCATAAACCAGTTCTCAATTACATTCTTGGCAACAGCCAGATAATAGCTGTCTATGTTGTCTTGAGGTTTTGGCTTTTCAAAATCCAACTGTGGACGATTGGTATAGGTCAGGTCGTAAATCTTATTTGGTGTAAAAATCTTCTTTTCAAAAGGCATCAAGCCATTCTCAAAGATGAACATCAATATCAATCTAAGGGTGGTTAAACGCTGTTGTCCATCCAAAACTTCCCAGGCGTCAATCTGCACACCATCAGTACCTGTCCACTTGCAGGGCTTTACGACGAGTGGTTGTAGGTAATAACTATCTTCTTTATCCTGTTTGGCAAACCCACAAATGTCTTCCAATAAGTCAACAACCTGCTTTTCCTCCCAACGATAACCGCGCTGGTAGGAAGGAATGACAAAGTGATGCTTTGTCGTGATTAACTCTACTACAGGTTTGGGGCAGAAGTTCGAGTTTAATGTGTATTTAGTGTTACCCATAGCTATTCTATGTTTCTATAGAGTTGATTAATTTTGGCAATAACATCGCAGTTGACCCACATAACTATGAAAAACATGAGCAGTCATTGGTTTGGTTGCTCATTTTTATAATGTATACTGATAGCCATATATTTTATCACTTAGTTTTATAAAACCTAATTTTTGATATATATAATGGTAAGAAGAATTATATGCTTTGCCCCACAAGTAATCTCCATTGTTCAGTTTGGCCAATATTCTATCAAAGATATTATAAATGAAATCATTATCTTCCTTTTGAAACAATGATATTATTTGGTACGTAGCGAAATCAGTTTGGTTATAAATTCTTAGAAAATGCAACGTTTCATTACTATTGTTGTAATTTTGCAATTTCATCTTTTCTTTTTTCAATAGAATATACCCTTTAATACCATCATTATCTATCATTATAAATGATTTTGACCTAATAAGACCTATTAAGTCAACGTATTTAGGTAATGAAAAGCCAAAATGAAAATAATCACGAAATAGAACATTCCTATACATATACACTGTATTTTGGCGCAAAATTAATGAAAATATTTCAATTAAGCAAATATTTATAATAATAAAACGTTATGGTATTTTTAATAGATAAAATTAATGAAAGAGAAAGAGCGAAATATGAAGAAAACACAATAAAGGTGCTAAACAATGTAGTTAAGCCAATAACAGTTCGTGAATATCTCGTCCCAAATAATGCCAAGAGTAGTGCTGTATATTTTTGGCAAAATGTTCTTTTAATACCGCCGGCTCCTGATGGGCACACATTCCCATTAACATTTATTCCGTCTGATAATCAAAACATAATTGTCAAGGCAAGATTTTCTCATCACCCATCAGGCCCTTTAAAAAATTGGACAAAACATGAAGCAATGGGCAACCCTAATAAAAGGGTTGACATTTATTTCTTTGGCGCAGACGATTCAGATGACCAAAACGGTGATATGGAAACACATATTATTAGTAATAAGCATTTATACAATGATTCAGATGTGAAGATATTACAACAAGCCCTCGCAACTTTTTTCAAAAGTGGGAATTTTGTTAACCCGTTTTGTGAAAATAATGAAGACAATATTACACAACAATTAAATTGTAATACATATATGAACAAGAAACTTATAAGATTAACGGAATCTGACTTACACAAAGTAATTAAGGAGTCAGTGAATAAAGTTCTAACTGAACTTGATTGGAAAACATATGCGCATGCAGCCAAAAAAGCAAGAGAACAAGGAAGAGATTCAAGATGGGATTTTGATAGAGCAACTGAACGAGCACTTGACAAACAATATGGTGGGCATCATCTTGTTGGGACAGAAAATGAAACGTATCAAGATTTCCATACATACAATGATAACCCATTTTCAACTCACTACGACCGTGCATGGAGACCATTAGAAGGCCACGAAGATTTTGGTTCATATGCAGACGTTCATGATAGCAAGAAGGCATATGGAAACGAAGATATTGCAGATTTCGTTCACGGTAGGTCAAAATACGTAAAGGGTAAAGGTTGGCAATAATTAAGCAGCCACAAGACCGATTCTAATTTCAGACCGTTTACGAACAAGTCCGATAGACTTGTCGAACATATCAGAGAAGCGTTCCGATTGGGACGCTTTTCTTGTATTCCAACGGTACACTGCCTCGTCAATGTAAGACTGAAGATGTTCATCAGATACATCATGATAACAGCCACTAATCATGCGTCTGAAGTGACTCCAAAAGCCTTCAATAGAATTGGTGAAGATGTCACCATCAGCATACTCTTCTGAAACGTGATTCACAACAGAGTGGGTATAACCCAACGTAGCAAGACCATTGTAGGTATTAAGTTCATCAGTAATGACTCTTGAACCTTCGTTCACAAACTGCTGAATAAGAGGCTGCAATGTGGTTCTGTTGGTGTTTTCAACAACAATAGCATGAACGTATGTGATAGATTCTTCATCACCATTCTCGTTAATGATGATGCTACGCTCCATCATACCAAAGACAGGTGTCTTTGTCTTTGTAGAACGGCCTTGCGTATGTGGTGTACGCATTGACTTGTGTTTCCATTTCTCCTTGCCACCAATATACACCTCGTCACATTCCACAGTACCATCAAATGACTCAGCATCAGTCTGAGCATAAAGAAGACGAATCTTCTGAAGCATATACCATGCTGTGTTCTGTGTAACCTCAATATTCCTTGCAAGCTGATATGAACTGATTCCCTTCTTGTGGGAAGAAATAAAATACATAGCCAAGAACCACTTAATAAGTGGTAGTTTGGTGTTTTCAAAGATAGTACCAACAAGGCAAGAAAAGTTCTTGCTACAAGTCTTACAACGAAATTTACCGTCCTTGCGTACTACACAGTGATGACCGCCACAATAAGGGCAAACAACGTCTTGGTTATTACCAACACCCCATCGACTTTCTATAATGGTTTGCTTGCACTTGCCATCAGAATTGAAATACGCTGTAAGAGAAATGATGCTGTTGAACTTCTTGAAATTAATCATAACGCTGAACATTTCTTAAACTTTATTACAAATTTACGAAAAGTCCAGCGTTTATTAGATGTTTCTATACCTATAGGTCAACTTCGATGTTATTGCCTTAATTTTTTTAGCTTTATTCTTATCAATGTCGCTTATCCAGGCCATCCAACAGTTTGAAGAATGACCGAGGCAAAGTATTGCAGTTCCACTTGGTGATGTCATCACTTGGCACGCTTTATGATTAGAAATCACCTTTCTGTTCACAACGGCATTCTTTGAGATCTATACTCTCTGTTTTATGGGGCGAAAGAAGCCGTTTCATGCAGCAAAGCCAGAAAAGATCGTTATCACTCATCATGTACCGTCTTTCCAAATGCAATGTCCCAAGTTTGCCGATAGTCAGGCAAACGGAGCCTTCACCGTAGAATTGGAAGATTATATCAAGGATAGCGGTATTGACTTTTGGATATATGGTCATTCTCACTATAATGTGGATGAGAAGAAAGGCAATACCGTCTGCTTATCAAATCAGTTGGGTTATGTCTTTCATGGAGAACATGAGTCTTTCGATCCTTGTAAAAATATCGAAGTATAACGACTGGCAAATCTTTATGTAATGACTTTTCGGTAAAGAGAAAAGTTGAACAACTGAAGCATGGGTAAACTAAGCAACCAAGTTTAAGGTTTAGTTTACCCATGTATATATACATGCCTCTTTAATCTTACAAAATCAAACTTGTTTCGGAGCAGTTCAAGTTTACTACCTTATATATATAAGACAAATTAAACTTAAACCTAAACCTGCTAATGTGCGTAAGGCAATTCTTTTTTCTTTTTACTGAATATACTTGATGGAGTGTAATCTCTAGGTAGCAGAATGACTTAATATGCTATATTGAATTAGAAATAAAACCTAAAGCCTGCTTTTATCTCAGAGAAAATCGTTAATTTTGCAAGCAAAACAAGCAGAATATGTTTTTATTACATATTTCGCTTACCTGTTTTGAATGTGCTCTTTTACATTGTCGTTAACATTTAAGGATTATAAGGAACTTTCTTAGATATGATGTATGCGTGCAGAATACGCAGAATATGTTTAAAATGTTTCCCAAATGTTTCCCGAACTTGACGTAATATACTGATAATCAAGATTCATTGGTAGCGGCGCAGGCTGCTGTCGAAGAATAGACAGAAAATGCTGAAATTCACTAATATAAAGGGTAAGCGCCTGCATGACAGACACTTACCATTTCTTTTTGTGTTCATTCTGCGCGTTTCATTTGCAGAATAAAACGTCGAAAACAGGCAATATGTTTCCCGAATTTGAGGGTGCTGTTACTACAATTTTATTACGGGAGTTTCCCCCGATGCTTTTAGGGAAAATCATACATCAGATTATGGTTTTTCCCTTGTTGTTTTCAGCTATTCTCCCTATCTTTGCACCATCAAAAAGTTGATAGCGGCACCAAGTAGCCTCTTCAATTAAAATAAATAGAGTAATAACCCTTTAAAGAGAAGATAGTTATGAAAAGAATGATTATGACATTGGTAGCAGTATGGATGATGATAACATCTATGAATGCTCAGAGACTGACAGATATTCAGGCAGAAGCCCGTTTTATCACAGATAAGATGGTGGTGGAACTGGGATTGAGCAGCGCCCAGCGCAACAATCTGCTGAACATCAACTTCACCTACCTGGACGGCATCCGCAGCTATCGCGACATCGATGCCTACGGCTGGCAGTATCGCAACAAGCAGCTCAAGCGCATGATGACCGCCAGACAATGGAAGAAATTCAAGAGCTCATACTATTTCTATCGCCCTATCGGCTGGGAGAATCATGTGTATGTTCACCATATTTATACCAAGTATCCTAAGCATAACTGGGGACACGACAAGCGCCGCCCTCGCCCTGAGTGCAGCTACGGAAGACCAGGATGGCCAGGCGGAACCCATGTAACTTATGGACCAGGAAAGCCGGACAAGCATCACAAGCACGACAAGAAGTGGAAGCATGACAAGAAGTGGAAGCACGACAAGAAGAAGTGGAAGCACGATAGAGATTGGGATGATGACGATGATGATGATGACGATGATGACGATTGAGATAATGACAGGGATGATGACGATGATTGAGATTAAGACAAACATTCGATGATAAAACAGAAGAAATCCAAGCTAGAGATCATTCTCCGGCTTGGATTTCTCGTTAAATAAAAACTAACTATGCCGTCTAACTTATCACTAATCATTAATTACTAACAAAACGTCTTCCACAATCTGCTCATCGAGTAGGCGATTATCCGAAAGCAACTGCTGCACATCATATCTATCGTAGAGACCCTTTC